GACACGCGCTTAGAGGGGCGGCAATATGGAGTACCCCGTTTTTCACCCTTGCCACGCCCACACGCTTTTCCCGTGCGAACATCCTTCCACTCCTCTTTGAACCACCGTTTAAGGGCCGCTCCCTTTTTAGTCTTTCGTACTGCCATAGCTCATCCATACCTACAAAACAACTGTGAATAAGAAAACAAACAAACCAATAGAAACAACTGCAACACTAGCAATAAGGACAATTTGCTTCATCATTTCTTCAAATTCTTTGGCCTCTTGTAACTTTCGCCTACGCTCTGCCGCCGCAGCTTCCTTAGCCTCCTGTATTCGTTTGGCTCTCTCGGCAACAATTCCCTTCCAAGTCCCGTGACCAAACCTCATATCCACTAACGCAGCTACTTCTTGTAACTTTTCCGCTGCAATCTTCGCGTCTATAACCTCTTTTGCAACAGTGTCTACACCAAACTGTGCACCTAGACCACCGCCCGCTTTTCTGTTTCTAGCCTGCTGTGCCTCTTTCTCTCCCCGAAAAAGATCATCGATCTGGCTGGCTATCTGACCTATATCCTGAGCAGTTCCGATATTGCTTTTTATAAAAGCAACAGACTGCTGAACCAAAGCAATACCAGTTAAAATTTCTGCAATTGGCATTTCTATCTCTTTGGCATAGGTTTACAAATAGCTAATATCTTTGCTCTTTTCCCTCCATTTGTAGGCACTGATGGTTGTCTCGATAACCGTTGTGCAAAGTACATACATCGATCTAGATCTATGAACCTTTGCGTTTGGTCAATTAACTGACCACCCAAATAAACCACCAAGACAAATTCTACCACGGCTTTAGTTTCACACTACCGCTATCAATATATCTTGGTTGTGCGGTACTTGTATGTTCCGCCCTTGGCTTTTTTGGTGCTATTGCCCCAGTTGGCTGCACCGACTTTACGACACTTGGCGATTGCCCCGCTTGCATACGCTGACGGGAAGACCTTATAACGGCGCTTAACCTTGCTGTAACATGCATCTTTAGCCATTCCCTTTTTTCCTTTTCTTTACCTTCTTCACCTTCTTCGCAGGAGGCTTACTAATTAACTTCGATATTGAGCTTCGCGATATTGTCATGTCTGCTCCTCAAAAAGTCGTCCCAGAGTACCGTCAGCATTTTATGGTTTTCTGTGACCTTTACGTTAACAACTGCAACTTCTGTTTTTAAGTCTGTGACAGACATGCCAATCCACCCACAAAAGCCTAACAAGGCCACAATAAATATCTTGTTGTCCATTAGCACTTCCACCTCCGCCGAGCAGCGCAAATACGCTTCTTAGGTGTCTTCTTACAGCTAATGCCGTGCATTTTCATTTGCCCAGCAGAACGTGAACAGTAAGACTTCTTCCGCTTACCGCCTCCGGGCTGCGGAGCCTTCAGCTTCGAGCCTGTGGCTTTGTTGTACTTAGCTCGGCCTTTTGCTGTTAACCCAGCACCGCGAGATGCTGGCAGCTTCTCACCTTTTTTGACAGATAAGCTAACTTGTTTTTTCTTCCTCGTCGCCATTAGCGACCTCCTAACTGAATAAATACAGTTATTGAAGTATTTGCTGGTAAGCTGGCGTATAAGCCGTTGTCAAATATAATGCCGTCCCCCGGCACCGTCATACCAAAAGCTCCAGCACCTTTTTCATCAATCTCCATAACAACATCTCCGGATGCGGCGGAATCATTATCATACAAAATAATGTTCCCGGATGTTCCGCTGTCATGGTTGACCATAAAACCTTTTAACCGCCCCCGGCAGTTCGCAAGAATCCCGGAAGCGTGTAAGTGTTTTGCGATAACTTCGTTACCGGCCATAGTTAAGCCAGAAAGATAGTTAGCGTCGTAGAGCCGCTGATTGCAGAAACATGAACTCCTTCAGTGGCAATAATCCCATCATCCGGTATGTACACTTCATTATATCCTGCGGGCAGTGTCTGCGTCAGCAGTGTTTCTCCGGATGCGGAGCCGTTCTTGAGAGTGAACGAGGCCACACCTGAAGCAATATAGCACCCAACAGAACGAAGACGAGATCTGCCGGGGCCAACATCACCTGTTGCTGCTGCTGAATAGGCTTTTAATGGACCAGCCATTTGAACCTCCTATTAGCTAAGTGCAGCGCCTACGGCGGTTACCCAAGCAGCACCTGTGTTGATAACAATGCAATACTCGTTGTTACCAGCACCGTTGTCAGAAACTATATAAGCGGTTCCAACGGCAACACTACCAAATGCTGGCAAATTAGCTGTGGTTACAACGGGGATTTGGAAGCCAGCGTTTGAACGCACTGGTCCTGAGAAAGTAGATAAAGCCATTTAGATCTCCTGTCGTGGCTAGTGTCAGCCGCACCGTGCGGCTGTCAGGAATAGAGATTAGTATACACAAAAAAAGGGCGACTGAATAGCCGCCCTTTAAGATCTTTGTATCGAAGCTTACGCTGCGCCCGGTGAACCGAACACTGCGCGTGGGTCGCTGAAGCCGAAGCTGTAACGCTCACGAGCCTTGAACCGCATGTTGCCTGTGTCGAAGTCTGGATCCATTCCAGTTGACAGAGCCATACGCTCAAAGTGCTTGAAGCCGTTTGGTGCATCAGTCTTGATGAAGAATGCGTCTGAGTCAGTCAGATAGTCGTTGACTACATAACCTTCAGGCAACAGACCAGAAGACTTGATTGCGTTGATGTCGTTGTCGGCAGTTCCAACCCGGAGGTTTGAAACAAGCAGACGCTCGGCAACAAACTGCAACTGGCGAGGAATGATCAGCTTCATGCCTTTAAGGGCAATGATCAAGCCACGCTCGTCAGTGAAACCAGCGATGCTGATGAGTGCGTCCTCAAGTGAGGTCTCATTCAGGTCAGCAGCTACTGCTGGCTCGTTGGCGAATGTGCCACCGTTTGTCAGCGGGTGATCGGTTGCACAGAGTTCTTTAGTGTCGCCACCAGCAAATGCTGAGTTGAAGGCGTTGTTAAGAACAGAGGCAGCTTTAACCTGCTTTGTGTGTGCCATAGAACGTGCAAGTGCGCGTGTATAGCGTGATGCCAGACGATCATAAAGATTGTCTTCGATAGCTTCTTCAGTGATTGAAAAGGCCATAGCAACTGTCTCGTGGTTGTAACGAGCAGTGTATGCTTCTTGTGCATCGTCGAATGATACACCAGAACCTTCAGCTTTCACTGGAGCCGCACCGAATCCAGACAACATTACCTCTTCCTCGAATGCCCGGTCTGATGACTCGGAATCGAAGATTTCAGCATGCTGACCTTCGTAGCGATTGTATTCCATACCAAAGAGAGCGTTTAGACCCGGCTCTAGTTCTTTGGCGAGATTTGCGCGAGAAATAGCCATTATCTAACTCCCTTACCCTATCGCTGCGTCGGCATCGTTACCGAGCAGAACGTGGTTGTTGATTTTCACAATCATCGAAATACCAGCAACTGCGTAGTCGGCATTGTCAACGTCTTCCTGAATACCAACAATCATCAGCGGCAAAGAAGGATCTGTTGCTGCTGCTGTTGAGATGTCCACGACTGCTGTTGAGTTGCCTGTAGTTGCACTACCGGCATTACCGTTGTCGAAGTCTACTGTTTTAAAGATGTTTGCACGAGCGGTAGCTTTGTCTGTCATGCCGCCATCGGCAACACACAAAAAGCGTTGTGCGGGGTTGTCATACACATAACCAATGATGTCGTAGTTCGTGTCTGCTGAACCTGAACCGGGCCAGTAGTTAGAAAAACGCTTTTCTTTGGTTGTTGCGTCTACATACTCACAGCCAGCAAAAGCACCTAAAAGTTGCTCTGTGTCAGCAGCGTCGCTTGCAACCAGAATTGTCCCGTTAGTAGTCTCTACTTTGACCGGGGAACCCTGATAGATTGCTGCTGCCGTGCCGCCAATGAAGTATGATGTAGTGCCTTGAGTAGCTGGTGTGCTACCAAAGGTGTTGATCGGCTTGAGGCCGAAAGCGATGTTTGAATTCGCCATTACACACTCCTAAAAGTTAGGGTAAGGATTAGTCCTTACCTCCAAATGTTACACGACTCTTCCTATCGTTGTGGATAGGCATTGAGGGATGTTGTTCCCTCATCAGGTTTTGGTCAACGGAATCCATTTGGTTACGGGTCTGCTCCCGGAAATATTCAGTTCTCTCTTGGACCGTCTCCTCGGGGATACGGGCAAGCATCAATCCGCCTACACCGATTACACCTGCATGCTGACCATCATCAATGGTTGGATACTTACCAGCCATCTCAGGATATTCGTCAGCCCGTACAGGCTCCCATCCTTCTCGAAGCTTGGCGTTCACATTCATCTTGTCATCCTCACCACGAAGTGATGAACGAATCCAGCGATGCTTGTAACCTGCCGGTGCTTCTGGTGCCTCCAATTTTGAAGGCGGTGCCCACGGCTTGCGACGTTGGGTCTTTGCGCGAGTTTCCGCTTCGCGTGGCGTTCTTGTAGATCCAGTCATTTTCTAATCCTTTACATACTTTGCGTATTCTTCAAGCGGAACATTTAACCGTTTCGCAATTGCAATTTGCGAAGGAGTTAATTTGACTGTTCTGCGCCCCTTTTGCGACGGTGCCTTAGAAGCACTGGACTCCGCAGAAGCGACTCGGGGTCCTGCATCACCGCGTGTAGCTCCCTTAAACTTGTGGGGGAACTCTTTACGGACTCTGCTGTCAAGTTCAGTATAATACTCATCGGACGCCGGGTCAAATCCTTCATCCTCAATTAATTGCCTATGAATGCCGAAAGCAGCATATGTCATAGTCTGATCTGTGCCGAACCAGTCGTTCTTAGAGGCCCAAGCCTCTGCTTTTGGATCTGGGGCAGCGGGCTGTTGTTGTGCGGGCTGCTGCTGGACAGGGGCCTCAACAGCTTGCTCACGACGAGCTTGCTCTGTTTCCTGCCGCTTACGAGCTTGCTCAAGCTGTGCCTGATCAAGAGCTAACTTGCTCAGGTTTTTCTGGGCCTCGAACATCTGCTCTGCATCGCCCTCGTCGTAGGCTTTTTGATAAGCCTGCTTTGCAGACTCAATCTGGGACTCAATACGAGAACCAAACTCACCTACATAAGACTGATCAAGTTGCTCTAGACGTTGACGAAGCTCATCATTCTGCTTCTTTACGTCCTCGGCAAATGCAACAGCGGACTTACGAGCACTTTCCTCTTCACGATACTTATGCGTGATCTTGCTAATACGTTGCTGAACGGACTTAGAGTAATCAGATAACTCATCTTCTTTACTCTGAGCTTCGACCTCTTCCTGTTGATCTTCAGCGACCTCTGCTTCTGGAGCTTCGACCTCTTCAGTTTCAACAACCTCGATTTCTTTTTCTTCCATTTCTGCGGCGTTAGTTGACACAACTACCCTCCGTATGACTTGATATCGTCTGGATCGACGATCGTTGCGATGACTTCGTCATCGTTGATGATGCGGACTTCACCGCCCTCGATTGAGAATCGAGATCCGGCATATCGTCCAATACACACCCAATCTCCCTCCTTACACCAAGGATCACTACCACCAAACTTGTCGGGATCCTTGTATGCAAGAGGGCCGAGCTTCACCACATACGCTACGACAGTGGCGCGTGACTCTCTTTCTCTAACTTGATCGGGAACGTAAATACCGCCATCAGTCTTTGTGCGACCCATATACGGCATGACAAGCAATCGCCAGCCAGTGGGTTGTGGTACTCGTTCTGATAGGGGCTTTTGTTTTGCGGCCTCTTCGGCCTTTTTCTTGGCCTCACGTTGCGCGAGGATGTAGTCAGGTACGATCAGTGTCTTCGACATAGTTAACCTTTTTTAGCAGGGCCTTGAGTTCATCAAGAGCGTAGGCGACACCCTGTATTTCGCCGACTCTTGCTTTGTAGTCTTCCCAATCGGAAACACCACCACTTGTGATGGACAGACTAATGTCATCCATCCTTGTATTCAGTACCCTTTGGTACCGATTAATAAAGTCTAAAACGTCCATTTGCCCCTCAAATGAATTTAGTCTTCTTCCATCCCGCATCCGCAGTCTGGCTTGCCGCAGTCACAAGGCATATCACTGAGTGGTCCGCCTTCCTCCCAAGCTGCACAACTATTCTTAGCACTGCACATAAACTTTAGCAACTGGCAATAGCCTACCTCACCGCTCTCGTCCTTCATGCAATGCTGCATATGCTCAGTAATGTTGAACACTGAACAAGTTCCACAGCTTTCTTCTGGATTAACAGCCGGTCCGTACTGATGATCTTTGATCGCGAACCGCTGGTTCTCTTCGTTAGTCTCTACATCCTGTGTGGCAATAGGACATGCGTTCTGCATCTTATCAACAGGCATGCCGTCTTGAATTGCTTTTCCGAGGTCGAGTCCATCAGGAATTAGTTTGATTTCGATTTTCATTATTAACCACCAAAAATGTTTGCGATGCCCTGCCGTAATCTAGCTCCACTAAACGGTGCTGGGCTAGAAGAAGATCGTTGTGTTCCTGTATATGTTCTACCAGAAGTAGAAGGATTGTATGTGCCAGAATACTGTTTTCCTGTCTTTGTGTCCATATAACCACCCGGGATAGACACAATATCATCTATAGCAGTCATACCCTGAGAAAGCAGGCCACTTAGATCGGCGTATTGATTTGCTGTTGAAGGACCACGACCTAACTCCATACCAGAGGGAGCAAGGATATCGTTCAATTCATCAGGTGTCAGTGGAGTCTGGTCTGGCATCCCCGGGCCGTACATGTTTTGATTGTCGGGTAAGTTTTCTCTGTCAACAACCGACTTTATCATTCCCTCAAGATCGCGGAAACCAGCAGCTTTAGGATTCTCTCCAAAAAGTCCCGCTATCTGTTCACCAGCCGTAATGTTCTGTAAGGAGCTTTGCGGTCCACCAAACAGATTCGTTCCAAACACTGCACCTGTTTCTTTATCCACAGTAATGGTCCTACCATCTGGCAGTGTTTCAGTTGTTGTGCGGCTAAAACCCGGCTGGAGAGTGTTGTCAACAGGAGTAGATACTGTTGTCTCACCAGTCAGCGGGTGCTGACTAAACCTGTTCTCAAAACCTTTTAGATCCGCTGGAGCAGTGCCTATCGAAGTTGGCGTTGGGGCTGGAGCCACAGGAGCAAAAGCACCAACAAGAGCATCTTTGGCTTGAGTTGGGTTTAGGCCACCAAGCATAGCACCAAGAATACCACCGCTTTGGCGTGGATTGTTAGGATCAAATGACTCAAAACCCGGCATGCCCGGAAGACCGTACTCTTTTGTACCCATCATAGATACAAGAGGACCAATAGGTGTGAGGCTTGCCAAGCCACGAGCAAACATCTCACCAGTTGATTGTTGACGAGCCTGCTCCATAACGGGGCCGTAGGCCGTCATGTAGCCTTCGTCTTGAACCCCTGCTCGAAGCTTACCTTCTTCAGCCGTAGGATATGCGGGGTTGTATCCCGGCATGCCTTTTCTGTTCTGTGGATTTACAAACTTTGAGAACTGATTGTTTGCAATCGACAGGCGATTTGAAAGACTGATGTTATCAGTATAATCTATGTTCTTAGGATCAATACCTAAATACCTAGAAAATATATTATCGCTGCCGAAGGGGTTTGTGGCAGTAATACCACGCATCTGATTAAAGCGGTTTTGATCTATGCCAGCAAGTTGCGTACCGTAGGTTGTTCCAAACATAGAGCGCGAACGACCGGGCGACATGTCCATACCACCAAAGGCAGGACCTTGTGGTCTATCTTGAAGGTTTTGACCAAAGTCTTTTCCGCCCACGTTGGAACCAGACTGCGGCCCTGAGTCAGACCCGAAGTCTCTTCCCCCAGAAGTTGCAGCGTCAACGGCAGCAGATTGTGCAGCGTCTGCTGCTGACTGTTCGCCCGGATCTCCAGCAGTAAATGCCATTAGTAAACTCCAGTAAACTTCCCGCCGCCAACGGCCTTACGCATTCCACCACAAGACATGTACTTGCCGTCCTTGGCCTTAACGCCTTCTTCCATCTCTTTCGCTTGCTGTTCACGAAGCTTTTTAGAACGGTCGAACTTCTTTCTCATGCGCTCTTTAATTTCCGCATCTTCTTTCTCGGTCTGAGGCTTTGCAACGCTTCCCATGTATTTCTCCAAGGTTTCTGACCCGCCGTCTTTCCGACCACGGGCTTTCTTCATAAGTTTCTTTGCGGAAGAACGGTTGATACCAAGATCATCTGCAAACTGATTTATTCTTGGTCCTGCCATTTCTTTCCCCAGTTAATGATCTCATCTATGGTACGCCCACAGCCAATACATCTTACACCTTCTTCGTCCAAGACACAAATACCTACACAGGGGCTAGTCTTTTTTGTGCTCATGACCCATCCAAATCCCAAAGACGCCTGTCATCACGCCCATAACCACACTCACGCAAGACGACTGCTGAGAAGCAGGGTCAGGCAAAGCAATAAACCATTCAGCACAGCGCCACGACATTATGGTACTAGCCAACATCATGAAGCGCGGCAGGATCTTCCACTTGAGGAAAGTCTCTACTGACATTATTTACACAAATCTTCGTACTTAGTTGTATGCACTCGGTGCTGCGCCATATCACCCACCTGCTCACACACAAACAGCATGCTTAGTATTTTTTTTAAAAAGCTCATTTGGTTAACCCCTTGGCCTTTTCATAGCTACGCATTCCACCAAGTCCGAGAAGACCAAGCAAGACAGTCATCAAGCTATCCATATCAAACTGAGGGTAGGATACTGGCTCAACACCCATATACGCAGTTACCACATCCATAGTAGGGAAGACTAAAAAATGAGCGAATAGCGCCAAGCTACAGCACCAGCCAACACTCGGTCGCCAGCCCGCCACAAATATGTTTCGTGACTTGGCTTCTTCAGCGTTGATAGCCAATTGACCCTTAGCAAGCTCCTGTGCATGACGCTCCGCCATAGTGGCAATCTCATGCGCTAACTTGTTCTTCTGGTCTTTGTCCTCGACAAACTTACCGATCAACTCGGTCGCCGGACCAATCAAAGCCTGTAACATTACTTAGCTCCTATTATTACTTTTAGTCTTGCTACTTCAATTTCCATTTGCTGAACCCTAGCAATGGTGTCCTGCACAGATTTTGGCGGCTCAAATTTGTCGATCCAGTCATCATTTTCTTCAACTTCTTGCATAGTTAGTTCAAGATTGTGCTCAAGAAAACTAATGCGCTCAGTCAGCCCAAAATAAACCCACACGCTAACGGCGGTCACGACAATCATGCTGATCAAGTTTCGCAACGGGATTGTTATCTCGCTGCTGTCGTTGAGTCTAGCTGCTACGTCTCTTGCTATCTTTGTCACGGTTTTTCTTAGCCTGTTCTTTGGTTGTGCGGTTGTGCATGTCCCACATCATCATTGTCCACGGTTCCGCTCACGAGCCAAGTCAGCCTGTGTGTTAATACGATAGACGTTCACATCGTTACGCTGATTTGCCACATCCATCTGTGCGTTCAAACGCTGCATAGCCAAGTCCATCAGCTGCTGCATCTTGGCCTGATCGATCTGGTAATCCATCTGATCATTCTGCATCTTACGCTGGATTTCTGTCTGATCATTCTGCAACTCCTGCTGACGGATCTGAACAAGCGGATCTGGCTGCTGTGGTGGCATCAACAGTGGAGACAACTGCTCGAGTGTTTCGGCAATCTGCTGGGCAATCATCGCATCAGTCACTGTAGGATCGATCTGCGGAACTGGCTCACCAGCCATCTGTGCTTCGTCAACGGCTTTCTTCAGTACAGCCTCAACAATGTCACGCGCAAACAGAGCTACATGCTCCTGAACGTGGGCTTGCAAAATACCAAAGGCTTGCGGGTTGGCCTGAATAGCAGGAGACTGAATCAACGATGCATGCACACGAATATGTGCACGATGGTCTTGCTCCTTAAACGCCTGACTCGGCATACCCTTCAGAGCATTCGCATTCTCCATCGCCGGATCCATAGCCTGTGGTGGCTGCGGTGCCGGTAGGATTGCATCGATGTTCTTCACATCCAACGCATCATACATACGGCGGTAGGCTTCATACAGGTTGTGCATCTGCGGCGCGGCCTGTGCAAGCTGCAACTGTGTTTGTGCAAGTGACAAACGCTGCGCCATTGAAAAGATTGACGGGTCAGAGACTGGGAGAATATCTACACGCCCGTCAAAGTCCTGCGCCATAATCTGTGGGTTGATGTTCGGCCCAATCTGATATGGATAAGGCATCGGATTGTTGGCAAAGATCTCCGCCAACATACGGAACTCTGCCTTCTGGGCATAGTGCAGGCGCTTATGAATGCTCGAGATAACCTTCGAGCCTTGTTCGATCAGTGCTACTGTTGTTCCCACGGGAGCTTGTGAGTTGACATCTGCGACCTTTGTGTCTGCAACTTGTGCAAAGCGTCGGCCTGAATCAACGACCACCCCGAGTAATTGAGCCAACGTGCCAGAAGGCTCCTTGTATGGGAGTGGCATAAGAGCATTGCGAATATCACCGCCGGGAACATCAAGATCGCGGAACTCACCCGGGTTAACAGGCTCATCGTCATTACGGATACGAACGCCACGAGCTTTGAAACCGCCCGGTAGATTCGAGAGTGTACCAGCATCGATAAGCTGGCGGAGAATAGATGTCGCAGCACGGCTCAAACCTCCGATCATATGCAACAAACCGAACCCATAAAACCCAAAGCCCGGCAAGAACTTATAATGTACAAAGAAATCACGCTTACGACGAAGCGGATCCTGCTCTCTGTAGTTCCGTACTAACGAGAGAATCTGTCCCGAATCAGCGTCCATAGTGACGATATACGGCATGCGGATACCCGTAGGCTCACCCATCTCGTCCATATCCTCAAATCCCTCAAGGTCAAGATCAATATGGACTTCATAGATAGTGAAAAGCTCATCACTATATCCCGGACGCAATCCCTGAATTTCGTCAGTCTTGCTTTTAATTGTTGTGTCAGATTCATCATCTTCTGATGGAGATAAGTCAACATCGCGGTATACACCTCCTACCTGTAACTTGCGAACTTCGTTCTCGCTCATACGAACGACATGCGTGTAACGCTCCGCTGTACGCAAATCCGAAGCCGAATATGGAACAATTAAATCTTCAGCAGGAACAAACTTGGACACAGCCCGCTGACGAGTCGGATCAAAGTAAACTTTCTTAAACGTAGAACCAGTGATCGGCAAATAGAACAGCATCTGATCCGTGTCCTGATCAAACTCCTCCATCACCTCAGTGATCTGATAGTTCATAAAGTCCTTGACGCGCTGGGCCTGATCCTCAATCTCACGGCTCTGCATACCCAAGATCTGTGTCTTAACAGGACCACCCGGTGGCAACATCTCTTTATAAGCCTGCGCCTGAAACTGCGTTACAGCCTCTGACAAGAGCGGATGAGTTACACCAGAAGCACCCATAAACGGCTCGTTGCGCTCCTGATAGTTAATGCCCAACAACACCAAACCCTTGGCGATAGCCTCTTCCCAATCAGAACGAGACTCCTTGTCATCATCTACCTTAGAACCAAGGTCCGAGGACAAAGCTCCGAGGACCGCGTCACTAAGAACTTCTGCCAAGTTTGCATTGTGATCGTACTCTTCAGCTACAACCTCAACAGACTCCTCATCACCAACCATCTCAATGCCAGCCGGTAACTCTTCCATAGGTACTTCGACCTCGGTCATCTGTTCTTCTGCTGTCATCCCCGGTCCGCCGGGACCCATTGCAGGTGCAACCATTTGTGGAGGTAATGCCATTAAAATGTTCCTTTAAATGTTCCGCCACGAGCTTTCATAACAGCGCCGCCGTATTTTCTAGTATCCTCTTCAGAATAATAGTAAACATCTCGGTCACGCATTGTCTTGCCCTTAGACGCATCCGAGGTTAGACGATCCTTCTTTAACGCTCTTTTAGTTTTTTTATCTGTAGGACCAAATTTTTTGTTGTGTTCTTTACGAGCCGCTACCTCTTTTTTACCCTCGTCTGACCGTCTGTATCGTTTCGCATCCATACCTTTTCTTATCCGAACACCTGCGGGATGCTTAAATTTTTTACCGTCATCGCTCACTAGAACACTCCTTTGAATCTCTGTGGACGGGCAATCGGACTGAAGCCCTTAACTACGCCGCCCTTGTATTTCTTTACTGGAGACGCGGACCTCTGGATCTGAATCTCTTTGTAACGATCATACTCTTCGTCAGTCAGAGCGCGGATATCCCGTAACGCTTGGGACATAATTTGTCTGTCACTACGCATTAATAATACTCTCTTGCTCTACGAGGAGGATCATCTTCAAACTCTTCGCCGCGTAAATTGATAAAACCACCCTGACGAAATCTCATCAAAGCCATTGTCATACTATCACAGAAGTCATCATGATCGCCATTGGGAAATGAGGCAACCTCTTCTATAACTTCATCCGCGAATTTCTCACCACGAGGATACCACACTTTTCCCGACTCGAATATAGGCGAGACCATATGCATGCGAGTTGTCTTATCCATACCGCCACCCCCACGCTTACGACCGGGGGCAAAGGTAGAAACAGGGAGGTTCAGTAACCTCATCTCATCTGCCAATGGTGTACCAGAAGCTTTCGCCTCAATCAACATCAACTCTGGTTCCCAATACTCAAACTCTTCCTGTGCAATAGCCTTTAGTTCAGGAAAGTTCCAACGACCCTTCTTAGCATCCATTAATATAAGGTGCTGGTCCCCGTTCCTGTGTGGCTGAAACACACCCCACGTTGTGATTGCAGAATAGTCAGCCGTCTCTTTTTTACTGTACGCCGTGTCGTAAGACTGGATTACATAGTCCAATTCAGGGATATCGTCTTCTTCCCACTCCTGCCACCACTCGCGCTTGACCATTGCGGTTGCTTCTGATGTAGGATTTTGTTGCCACTGCGCGTTCCACTTTCCTACGGATAGCGAAGCTTTTACTTTTAGTAGCTCATCTTCTTTCCAGAATTCAGGCCATAGTGGTTCTCCCG